GAAACAACCTTTGGTGATTTGGTGTAAATCATCTGCAGATTTATTTCCCATATCATAACAAAAAACCCCCAATTTCTTGGGGGTTTTTCTTATAGTTTATTTCCTATTACTCTGGAAATGCTGCTCCTGTTGGTTGAACTACGAAGTCTAATACTATAAACTCTGCTGTTCTTGTAGGTTGGATAAAGATTTGACCAACTAATTGGTTTCTATCAATAACATCTGGTGTGTTATTACTTTCATCCATTACTACTCTAAACGCTGTAAGTCCTGAGTTTGCTTGAACTTGTTCAAGATAAGGATTTACTATGTTAAGGAATCTACCTCTTAGTGCGTCTGTATTTTGTTCAAATACTAAGAAATTAGATGTAGATGCGATGAACTTTCTCAAGTTAATCAACAATCTTCTTACATTAATTCTGTCTAATGCACTTGGTTTTCCTTGTAGAGTTTTCTGACCAAACACTACTACACCTTGACCTGGGAAAGATGCGATTGGATTAATACGATTTTCGTATAAATCATCTCTTTCGGCGTTGGTTAGTCTTGTTTCTGCTTCTAATACCTCTGTTAAACCACCACGATTTAAACCTGCTGGTGCGAACCACTCTTGTCCAATTCTATCATTGTTTGCGTAAACACCTGGTAGAACTACTGAAGGTGGAACCCAAGTAGGTTTATTTTTCACACTATCCAAGACTTTAACCCAAGGATAATATGTTCCGACATAGTTTGTGTCAAGTGAAGATACATTATCTATCGCTTGTTGAATAGTTGCACCATAAGGTGAACCATCCATAATGTAGAATGCGTCTGCTCTTGATTCTATTTTGTCTATTGCGTGATTTGTTACTTGTGAGTGTAAAGAGTGAACTATACCTGGTGTTGACAACAAGTTAATATCAAATTCATCTGGATTAGAAATTGCATTAATTGCTCTCTTATAAACAACTGAACCACTTGAAGTTGAATTTGTTATATCAAATCCTTGTGTGTTTGCCGCTGTTATATCAGTACCGGTATTTCTTGCTTTCGCTGGGTTTACCCCGTCAAAACCACCTTGAAACGGAACTACAAACTTTCTTTGTTGGAAAGCTGAGTTTGTTAAAGTGATTAATTGTGAACTACTTGCGTATGTTGCTCCTAACTCTGATGCGTCATCATTACCAAATGAGTTTTCTAAACTCATCGTAATATTACTACCAGTTGTAGCATTTGCAGGTGTTGGTGCTAAATATTGCTTATTATCATTATTTGCAAAATCAAATCCATAGTAAACATTTCTGTCAAATGTACCTCTTGAATTTTGCTGACCGGATAAATTAGCACTTCCATCTAATGCTTTAAATTGAGCTGATGGAAAGGATACTGAACCGGAAGCATCTGATTTGTCCTCAAACGGTAAAAGTAGTTTTCCAAATCCCATTGGAACTAAGTCTTCTGAAATACCTTCAAGATTACTATAATCAGAAATATAAATGTATTTTGATTTATTTGGATAATCACCATTATAGGTAAGTTTACCATTTGAATCAATAGTTACATATCTATCACCAATTACTCTTGGTAGGTAGTTCTGTGAATCTTCATCAAGATTTAAGTTTTGGAATGATTCTAAAACCGTTCCGTCGTCAGTTTCACCTGGATTATTAATCATCACTTGTAAACCAAAAGAACCATAATCACTACCTGGTACATTTGCTGGTGTTTTAACATCAGTAATACCAATTTTGTATTTAGAGTTCTGGTTTGTTCCGTGTGAACGAGTGTTAACTTTAAATAAGTTTGTTCTATCTCCACTAATTAATTGTGATGTAATAGATGGTGTTGTTGCAACTGCGTAATCGTGTGTGAAATCACTTTGAATAGCTACTTCTTTTGATGCTGTTACGTGTAATGAAGCTGAACTATGATTGAATCCATTTGTTTGGGTAAATTCAAAGTTAGCTGCTAAATATATTGCCTCACTTGTATCTTGTGGATTTTCACTAAACACTTTACCAATGTAATTGGCTGAACCTGTGTTAAAGGATAGTGTGTAGTTTTTATATGTACCTGATGAGTCAGTAGGTAGTCTTAATGAAAAACTATTGAATGTTCCATTACCATTATATTGTCCATTTGATGATGATAATGGGAACGTGTCAACATTGTCTGCCCCCTTTGAAGGCTTTAATACTGCTAAAACTGTTCTGTCGTTCACACTTCCTGTTACTGAAGAACTTGCTGCCGAAATCACTACTTCCTGATTTTGGTATCCTCCAATATGTAAAACACGAACGATTGTTACTGTCCCAGCACTACGAAGATATTGCTTCGCTGTGAATGGAACATAAAAGTCTTGGTCTTCTTTACCAAAGATTTCTTCAAACTCACTAAGATTTCTAATAACTGTTGGAACAAATGCTGGCCCGTCTTGTGTAGGCCCAATTAATGCTGCTCCAATGTCTGAAATCCCCTGTGGTAAGAAAGATAAATCTTTTTCGTTGGTAAAAACACCAGGACTTACGATTCTTTCTGCCATTTTATTTCTCCTAATTAGGTTATATCGTAAATATAAATATCATTTACAAAACTCAAAATATACTGACTAACCTATATTTTTTATTTAGTTGGTGTAAAAATACCAGTGGATAAGTCAAGGTTTCCCTGTCCATATTTCTTGGTAAGATTGTCAACTAATTCTTTTTCTGTTGAATTTAGTTTAGAATATTCGTTTTCTAAACGAAGTTTTTGGTTAGAAATACTTTCTAACTCTTGCTCACTTTTAAATCTTGCTATTTCCAGTGAACCAAGATTATCTCTTACACCAACATAAGATTTTTGTAATTCAACAATTGAATTGATTTCTTCTTGTGTTAAGGTAATTTGTTTTGATTTTTTAGTCATTATAACTCCTGTTTGGTTTAGTAATAAATATAAAGTTATTTGTTCAAACAATCACATTTTTGTTTGATTTCATCAACTTCTCTTTTTAATTCTTTGACTGATTCGATTAATAATGGAACGATTTTTTCATATTTAACTGCTTTGTATCCATTACCTCGTGTAGTGACTACTTGTGGTAAAACCTCTTCTATTTCTTGTGCGATTACTCCGACATCGTGTCCTTTGTATGTATCTTGTTTGTCGTTCCAATCGAAAGTATAACCACCAACTTTTGATAGTTTGTATAGTGGTTCTGATATTGGTGTAATGTTGTCTTTAAGTCTTTCGTCTGATGAACCAAATGCGATAACATCTCCACTTGCTTCTATTTGAGAACCTGATATATTTTTTAAGAATTGTGCATTACCACCATTTGCTACATCAAATGACAACATATCAATTTCACTACCACCATCGTTTCCTCGTAGAGTAAATGTTGCGTTGGATACTAAACTTTTTAATTCTAAGTCTGTTCCACCACCATCAAGTTGTGCATAAGCAGTAGAACCATTATAAAATTGTGTAATACCATTTGCGTTTGTTAATTGTATTCTTGCACCAGCTGTATTGTTTGCTCGTAAAGTGAGTGTTGAGTCAGAATCAATTGAACCTGCTGTTCCGTCCCATTGGATAAATCCTCTAATTGCTGAATCATCAGTATCGTAGAAAATTAATGTTGGTGTTCCGTCTGATATTGTTAATGTTCCACCAGCGGTTACATTACCAGATGTGGTAAGTTCATTTAAAGTGGCTGATGAGCCCGATACTACTACTTTTTTCCAACTTGGCATTTAATTTTTCTCCTTATGGTTGGTTACCTATTCGGCCCACTTCCTTGTTGCCACACAAGGCCAATAAAGTTATTTACTTAATTTTTTATAATTATCTTGAAGTTTTTCAACTACTTTTACTGCTTCAAGTAGTTTTTTTCCTGGTATCATACTTTCCTGTATTAAGAACAAAAGAAATTCTGTTTCATCTTTTGTTAAATTGACACCATTATTGTCATCTTCAAACTTGTCCATTATTCCCATAATAACCCTTTTTTAATTTTATGAATAAATATAAATATCCTCGTTGCTATCGTCTATTCTAATATTTCCTTTTACATTATAGGTTGCTGAACCTGTGTTTGCATTTAGAACATATAGACTTGTGTATGCCTCAGGTGCTGAGGCTACTGCGGTAGAACCTAATTGTGTATCAATCTGAACACCAAATCTATCTTCTGAGTCATCAAATACAAACGCTGATGCACTATATGCTGAACCACTACCGACTAAGAAACCACCATCTCCGGATGCGGTTGAACCACTATTCAATAAAATAAATCTATCTTCAATTAATAAGTTTGTTGAATTGACAGTTGTTTGTGTTCCTGCTACTTCTAAATTACCATTAACGATTAATGTTGAACCATCAAAAGTTAAATTTGCTTCTGCGTTCTGTCCGTCTGTTCCGGTTGCGGTTAAAACTCTATTATTACTACCATTGGTCATAAAGTCCGATACATCAACTGCGATAGCGTTCGAAGAAACATCAATACCGGTTCCTGCTCCAACTGCTAATGCAGAACCTCCACCACCAGTTAAACCATCTCCTGCTACTGCGGCTGCTAATGCGTCAGCGTCAACACCCCCGTCTTTAATGGATATTGTTTTCGCTCCACTTCCGTCGTATGTTGTTCCACTATCTAATTTGATTGTTGCATTATCAACGGTAATAGCGTTAGGAACTTTCAATACTGATAATGTATCACTTGATAATTCTAATGTTGAAGTATCTGCTGAATTTGTATTTAACATTGTTCCTTCAACTGAGTTTGCTGCGATTGTTAATGCACCACCTGCTGCTATGGTTGCGTCTCCACTAACATTTCCAAAAATTGCGTCTTCTACATTACTAAATGTAATTTTCTTTTCTGTTCCATTGTCGGAAAATACAAAAGTGTCTTGTGTTTGATGTAATGAAGTTCCAGCGTCTAGTCCGTCAATGTCTAATGCTGTTCCTGTTAAGTTACTACCATCACCTACAAAAGAACCTGTAAATGAACCTGTAATGTGTGACGATGCTACTGCTGAATTATTTGTAAAGTTATCAACAGTTGTATTACCTGTGTTTAAAGTAGATGTTCCATTATCAATATTTCCGAAACCACTTGAAATGGCACCGGTACCTAATGTACCGACTGATGTTATTCCCGTCTGAGATGCATCAACATTAATTACTAATGTTCCATCTCCTGTAACTGCGGTTAAACCAGTTCCTGCAACATCTGCTGCTGCTTCTACTGCTGGTCCACCTGAACCACCAACAATTATACTTCCGTTTGTTGTTAATGCTAATGCACCAACTGCGTCTGTGCTACTATCCTGTGAAATCAATACTGCTTTATCTGTTAAAGATGTTGCTCCTATACCACCCTGTGCGACTGGTAAAGCAGTGTCTAATGTTAAAGATGATAGTTCTGCGGCTGAACCACTGACTATTACTTTTTTCCAACTTGCCATTTTTTATCTCCTATATGACGATATTTTAATTCTAATTATAAATATAACAAAACTAAATTTTAATCAAAACCTAAGTAAAAATTACTACCACTATACATCAATCCACCCTCTTGTGCGGTTGGTGATGTGGTTTGTTCATCTAATACGATTGAACCTGTAAATCTACTTATGTCTGACACAAATAAATTTGTTATTTTTACCTGTCCTGTTGATGCTACATCTAAGTTTTGAAATGAACCACTATTATATGGTAGTGTAGAACTACCGATATTATATAAATTAGCAGCATCGGGTATCAAAGAACCACTTACAACATCAATACTCGCCGTTGTAAATGTTAATAAATTTGCTAGTTGTTTTGATTTTGTTTTTGCCATAGTAGTCTCTTATATATAAATATCTAACTATTAAATTTACCGAACCCAATTATCTCATCTGATACTTCTAATGTATATCCTAATTCACTTGAATCAAGGCGTAATTCTAAATTTGTTGATGTTTTTTGATTAATTGTCAATGCATTATTTTCAACCAACATACCATTTATAAAAAACATAAAATCATTTTCATTTGTAGTTGATAAATTTGATGGTGCTGACGCTGTAATTGCGTTAAAACTTGATGTGGTTGAATTAATAAAACTACCTGTATGCACGAATGATTTTCTTAAATAATCTCTATCTGGTTTTAGTGATTGTAGTTTAGTAAATGCTACTTTTTCTGTAATTAGAAATTTATCACTTGAACCTGATAATGTGGTATCATTGGATACTCTCCTATATTGAATATTTCTATTTAAATCAAGTGAACCCGTTAAATCTAAACTACCTGTAAATCTTTGTCTATGACTATCTATTTCGGTTCCAAACTTTGTAGAACCCGTATTATTTGATTGTGTAGTTTGTGTTGCAGCAAATGATTGTGTTGGTGCATTTAATCCACCTTTAAAAGTTAATCCTTCCTCTGGGATATAATTACCTGTAATGATGAATTCACTTTCAGTATTTAAACTACCTGATATGATTCCATCTTTAAGAACTATTTTTCTTGAACCAGTACCGATTGTAAGTGTTTCTGGTGATAAGGATACTTTATTAAATTCAACATTTGAGTTTGTCCCCACCTCTTGTGGAATAGATATCCTAATGTCAGCTTTTTGTTGTCCATCAAAACCTTTTTCATCAAAAGACTTTCCATCAGATGATATTGAAACTCCGGTTCCTGATTTAATTTTTAGTGGATTATTTACTTTAAATGTAATATCAGACATTATATTTCCTATGAGTCAAACTTACCAATTGCTAATATTTCATCATCAGATTCTAAATCATATCCTATTGATGTTGTATTTACTTCCAAATGGAACGCCGAACCCGTTTGTCTGATTGCAATTGCATCGTGTTCCATATATTGACCATTTATAAAGAATACAAAGTCATTAATTGATGTAGTTGTCACACCACTTGGTGCTGATGCTGTAATTGCATTAAAACTTGCAGTGTTGGTAGAAACTATATCTGATGATGTTTTATAAAATTGTTTTCTTAAGTATGTTGTTTCATCTGTGGTTAGAGTTGACACATTAAAGTTTGCTATTGCCTGTTCAGTTACGAGTGCGGTAGGGCTTTCATCAATAAAAGTAGAGTCATTTGATATTTCATTTACTGAATATCCATTTAAAATAAATGAACCTGAAATATCTACTGAACCCGTAAACTCGTGTTTATCGTCTAGTGTATCTCCGAATTCATTTGAACCTGATGAGAAATCTACTGAACGAGTTGTAACTTGTATAATAAGTAAGTCTGATACTAAACTACCAGTTACAGTCAAATCTCCAAGAATTGTTGCACTTTGTGATGTTACGAATGAACCAGTTAAGGCCACACTACCACTAATACCCCCGTCTGTAAATTTAGTTGTCCCTGTTCCAATATTTAACTCATTGGTTGTTAATGTATTGAACTGAACATTTGCGTTAGTTGAAACATCTTGCCCTATTGATATTTCTTGGGTTAATGGTGCTGAACCATCAAAACCAATCCCATTGTTAGATATACTAACACCCAAACCTTGTTCTAGTGTAAAGGGATTTGAAATTGATACTGAAAATATATCTTTTGTCAATTCTCCACCTTCAAAACCACCCTTATCTCCACCCTTATCTTCAATGGCCAGTTCCTCTAAATTTGTGTCTACATTTTCTCTAATTACTAATTTTTTAGGTGTTAAGTATTTTTGTGTTGTAGTATAATTATTAAATGTTTCTGGTAAAATATACCCATCTAAGGTAACTCCAAAAGTTGTTTTTATTAATCTCTCACCATCTACTTGACTTGAATCAGAGAAGTTTTCAATACGAGTTTTAAATCTCATTTTACCCGGTTCACCCCAGTATGCGCCATCCGAATAATTAACCTTTTCAACTATACGATTCATCTGTTCAATATAAGAAGTCCAAACTATAAATTCATATGTCAATGTCATATAATCTGGCATTGCCACATTATAATATTCACGGTTAGGTTCTAAATTTTTTTGAACTGAAAATTTATCAAAACGATTCTGTTGTGAGTATTTTTTTTGGAAAGTATAAAACAATTTAGGGTCATTAGCATCTAATTTATCAACTGGTATGTTATCATTTCGTTCCATACCTGTTCGTTTGAATACAATTAACGGTGTGATAATTTGTCTTTTTTTGTCCCTCAAAAAACCTTGTTTAGATACTTGTGTCCACCTTTCTGGTGATGCGTAAATACAAGGAACTTTAACTTTTTCATCATTTATTTCTACTGATGGTTTTATTACTTCGTTAAAATAGTACATAATTGCACTATCCATATCCATAATACCAACTGATAAATTCTTTACATCATCTGTATTACGACTAAGTTTATTTCCTCGATTAAATTCGTTTCTTTGACTTCTTGGTATTGGTTTTTTTCTTTCCATTATTATGTGTTAACTATATCCTCTATTTTTTTGTTAGTTTCTTCTCTAATTGTAATCTTTTTTGGTGTAAAATATTTTTGTGTTGTAGTATAATTGTCAAATGTTTCTGGTAACATATATCCATTTAAAGTCATATCAAATGTTGTTTTTATTATTTTTTCATTATCAATTTCAGTACTGTCTTGAAATCCATTTATTTGAGTTCTAAATCTCATTTTACTAGGTTCACCCCAATATGCCCCGTCTGAATAATTAATAGATTCTAATAGTTTGTTCATTTGGTCTATATAAGAAGTCCAAACTATAAATTCATATGTTAGTGTCATATAGTCAGGCATAACTACATTATAGTATTCTCTACCAGGAATCATTTGTTTTAAGTTATTATTATCAAATCTATTATGTTTTGTATTTTTCTTTTCAAAACTATAAAACAATTTAGGGTCATTAGCATCTAATTTATCAGTTGGTAGATTATTATTTCTTTCCATACCAGTTCTTCTAAATACAATCAATGGACTTATTATTTGTCTCTTTTTATCCCTTAAATATCCGTGTTTGGAAACTTGATTCCATTTTTCAGGAGAACCATAAATACAAGGAACTTTTACTTTCTCATTATTTACTGTGACACTTGGTTTAATAACATCATTAAAGTAATACATAACTGCACTATCCATATCCATTAAACCTACTGATACATTTTTTACATCATCGGTTACTCCTGGTGAATTACGACTTATCTTTGTTCCACGATTGAAATCAATCCTTTGGTTTCTTGGAACGGGTTTTGCTCTATTCATTAGAAACCTCTATATTCTTCTAAGTTTGTTGTTGGCATTCTTGTCAAGTGTGCTTGAACTATTATTGAATGACTATTATCTGGTTGTCCCCCAATTAATTGATTTTCATTATAGGTGTTTACTTCGAAATAACCATCATTCCATTTTATGATATCTCCGATATCCGGTTTTAAGTTTACTTCAACTAGATATGCTCTTTGAAATGCAAATGAAACATTTTGTCTATTGTCGGCACCAAACTCACTAATATCAAACTCAAAGTCTTCAGCATCAACAATACACGGAAGTTTTACCCCTTGCTTATAGACTTTACCTTCTGATGCTTCACCATACATATTTGTTTCTGTATCATATACTGAAGTTCTATAAAGAATTATGAACTGGTCTATTATTCCGCAATCATCAATATTTGGTTCACCTATGAGTTCTCTATTGAACTTTTCAAAGGTTGCTAAATCTTTTGCTCCATAATATCTCTGTGCCATTTTGTTATCCTATGTAAACTGGGTAAGGAACTTTACGAAGTGTTTCTTGTTGAGCATCACTCTCATCCCTTTGAGCTTCAAATAGTGCCTTACGACTTGTTTGTTCTAAGTTTTCTCTCAATTGTTCTACTAATTGTTCTTTTTCTGCTGCAGCTTCCGACCTCAATGTGTCCCCATCTAGTGAAACTTCTGAATTTGGAATAGGAATGGTTCCGTATTTAGAACGAACAATACCTAATAACTCTTTTGATAATGCTAATGTGTATTTTCTAATCCATTGTTTACCCACATCATTGATGTTTGAATAAGTCATAAAATCATAATTAACATTTGAGTAATCCGAAACTACTGTATCATCACTTGAACCACTATAACGAGTTTTTAACGGATTATCTCTATCTTCCGTTAATATATAGTCAATCCAAACTGAACTTGATGTTGTTGGAATAGGAAATATTCTCATTTGGTTGTTCTTAATATCAAATGAATATGCTGATTTTCTTATCTGGTCGTTAAACTCAATTGCCTGAACTCTTAACAAATCTGCATAGATTGGTTGTAATACGAAAGTAATTGCTGGTGAATAACTACCAAACCCCATTCCGTCCAACATATTGTATGTTCCGAATCCTGTTGACGCGTATGGGTCAAAGTATCTTGTTACTGCTGGTCTTGACTCATAATGAACTCTTTTGACCTCAATGGACTTTCCAGACTCACTTACATCACTAACTAATGCATTTAAGTCATAAACTTGACTTCCTGAATTAACTGAAACTGCAGTTCTTTTAAACTCTACATTACCACCAACTTGTGCTTCTTGTCCATATTCTTCTGAAATAAAAACATTTTCAGATAAACCTGCTTTTACTCTCGTATGAGTAAAGTTTGAACTTGTAGATTGACCTTTTAAGTGTAATAAGTTATCACGAATGTTAAATTGATTTACTTGTGCACTATATTCTGAAACTGATTCCTCTAAACAAGCATAAAATTGTGAGTCTTGAAGTTCAACATCCATAATTGGATATCCAAGTCGTTGAGCACACCATTTTGCTACTTGTGGTCCTTCAGTTTGAAATTCTGTGTCGGTGTCATATAACCCAAATGGTGTAGAGCCACTATCCTGGTGGATTGCAGAACCACTACCTGGCCATATTGCTTCTTGAGCCATTAAAATTCTCCTATTAATAGTCTATTGTATATATAATAATAAAATTTACAATACGATTAAACCACAAAATTATTGGGATTTTTTCTTATTATTCAATTAGTAATAATATTTAATTAATTAATCATTAAA